ATGCAACTGCACTTGTTTCCTAGTAACTCCGAGATGGATCGCCTCTACCAAGAACGCGCCAGGCTGCGACAAAGCCGATTTGCGCCAGCCACTGAAATTGGCTATGCGTACGACTGGGCTTTGTTTTCCGCATGGTGCACCGAATGGGAGCGCGCCGCTTTGCCGGCCTCTCCCGAAACCGTGTCGCTGTATCTCACCGCGATGCTGAGCGCCGGCAAGAAAGTAACTACAGCCAGGCGCAGAAGCTGCGCCATCGCTCATCATCACCGGACCGCCGGGCATGTGTCGCCGGTGACTTCCGATATCTACCAACTGCTCACCGGCGCCCAACGGCAACGCGGGGAGCAGCCCCGCGAAATGCGGCCGCTGAGCCTCGACCAGTTGCGCGAGATCTCCACCAGACTGGCCGAGCTGGGGACGCGGATCGCGGTGCGCGACCGCGCCATTGTGGTAGTGGGGTTCGCGTCGGCATTGCGGCGCTCGAGCATCGCCGCTCTCAACCTGGAAGACATCGAATTCACCGAGCAGGGGTTCATCGTGAACGTGCGCCGCGAGAAACAAGACCAGGAGGGGCGAGGGCGTTTGATTGGTATACCGCACGGCACCCAGCCGGCGACGTGCGGCGTGCGCTGCCTGCAGGCCTGGCTGGCGGTGCGCGGCAACGCGGCCGGCCCGCTTTTCCCGCGCCTCGATCGAAAGCACGCCAACCTGCCGATGGATGGGGAGTGCGTCGCCCGAGTCGTGAAGAAGTGCGTCGCCATGATCGGACTGGATCCGCGCGACCGTTTCAGCGCTCACTCTTTGCGGGCCGGGTTCGTCACAGCGGCGGGAGAGGCGGGAGTGGGAGACCTGCTGATTGCCTCGCAGACCGGCCACCGATCGATGAACGTTCTGCGGAAGTATTTTCGGCGAAGCCAGCTTTTCCGGGCCAACGCGTGCGCGTTGATGGGGCTGTGACGTCAAGGAGTGATTGTCTCCGCCGCTTTCGCTCGGTCTTGGCGGACTCTGGCCCAGCGTACATTCACTGTCGCTCTCATCCTCTCGGAGCGCTGTTCTGGCGTCATTGTCGCCCGCCGGATCTTGGCCGCCTTGCGGCCGCCGATGCCGCCGAGCTTTGTTAGGAGCTTTCTTTCGGCTGCGGTTAGTTTGGCCATTCCCTATAGCTATACTCCCATACGATGGGCTGCGTAAAGGTGTCTTTTGAGGGGGAGCCCCTCCATGGCTACCGGGGGTAGCCCTGCGAGGGCTACCGGAGGTAGCCACCACAGGTCAGCGTATTGAGAGTTAGTACAGAGAGTTACGACAGAGACGCGCCGGCTCCCTCCGGAGGGGTTTGTTTTTGGGGTAAGTCGTCGTCGTCGTTCTTCGTAGGAAAGCCCCGAGACGACGACGAATGCCCGGAAAAACTAAGCAGCCCGCCGGCAGCGGCAGATGTCGCGTTCGCAGGGACAACCCACTTGGTGGAGGACGAGGGGCACGGAATGGCCGTGCATGACTTGGGGGTAAGTGAGGACCCAGAGGCACAGGGCCACGCGGTTGGGGGCGTCGATGGCTGCCATGATCCGGCAAACGTATTCCCTGACGGTGACTTCGGCGATGTTGAGCCGGACGGCGATTTCCTTGTTGCTGTTGGCTTCGAGCAGGAGCGCCAGCACCTCGCATTCGCGGGGTGACAGTGCTAGGAGGGAAGTTGGCTGGCCGTCGACGTTGGCCGTTGTGGATCGTTTCACCCGGGTTCCCTGGATTCCCCTCGCTACCCTCAATTGGTTCGGGCCAACCCCACAAACCGTCAGGGTACGAAAGTATGGTAATTCCACCCTACCATTATCGGGATTGTTTTGTCTTAATTAACACCTCATGCTGTAGGTGTGCAGATGAAGCCGGTCACTTCCGAGGCGATCAGGGCGATCGGGTATGACCCGGCGAGCAAGACGGCGCGTATTGAGTTCTCCAACGGACGCATTCATGACTATCCGGGCACAGAACCGGGAGATCACGATGCTTTGGTGGCGGCCGATTCCATTGGCCGCCATTTCAACGCTCACATCCGGGGGCGAAACCATGTGAGAGTGGCCTGAACGTGGCCGCGTAGAGCGGGCCGAAGCCTCGCGGAGGGGGCTCAAAACTACCCCGGTCCCGTAGCACTGACAGGAGAGCCGTATCCCATGGAACGTGTTCCCGTGATGTGTGGACTCGAGTGCGTGGAGCTGGCGGACGCGTCGCGCGTTGAGCGGCTGCGGACGGCGCGGAACGCGAAGCTGATCCGGCGCCGGAGGGACGGCCAGGTGGTCGAGATCCAACTTCGCGAAGCGGGGGACGACTACAAGCTGCCGGCGCGGCTAGGGAACCCGGGGCGTTACGCGTACGACAACGAGACGCCGGACAATCCGCGGGGTGTCTGGACGTTGAAGCGCGTTCCCAGAACAGTAAGATCGGTATTCCGCGCGGTTGTCGAGGGCTGCGCGGCTTAATGCCCTCATCGGGTACGGCCGATGGAGAGCAAGCCCAACCCACGGGTCTGGCCAACCGGTCGGCCAGGCCCGGGCTTACTTCCGCTGGACCGGACCGTGGCGAATCTGCAGGGCAAAACGTACTCCGAGAAGCTGGCGTCGTTTCGCGCGTGGCAGAGAAGGCAGCCGCGGACCAAGCGTAAGTCGCGGGCCGAGCGCCGCGAGGCGGAACTGGACGCGTTTCTGCGGGACCTGGCGACGGACCGCGAGTGGGCCTTTCGATTCCGGCGGGTTGCCAAGCGGCGTCCGGACGTGAAAGGCATGTTGCAAAGCACGTGGCCGGCGTTCGCGGCCGCAATTCGCAAGTGGGGACCGCCGCGCGTTAGCTGGCGGGCGTGAGCCAAGGAGAACGGAAAAACAGTATGAGCAGCCTCATCACCACAGCAGAGCAGGCCCTGGCAGCCGCGGCGAACGACGTCGTCAAGGCCGCGAAAGTGATCACCAGCAAGGTGCTTCCGGTGCTTGTCAAGATCGGCGCGTCGGCGTCCGAAGTGGAGGCCATCACCGGCCTGGTGGATCCCGCCGCGGTGAACATCGAGCTCGTGGCGTATGCCGTGCTCGGAGCCGTCATTACGGCAATCGAGGGCGCCGCGGCCGCTGCCGCCTCGGGCGGTCTCAACATAGCGCTGGATGCGGCCCTGGTGGCCGACATCAAGGCGATCATTCCCGCGGTGAAGGCGCAGGCTACGGTCGTTCGTGCGGTGGGGGCATAAGAGCATGAACAACATGGACCCGGTTGTCACGCAGGTCGGCATCAGCGTGGCGATCGTGCATCTCATCGAATGGCTCAAGGGCAAGCGGTGGTTTCCGTGGATTACGAACCAGTCGGCGGCGATCAACCGCGCCGTGTCCTTCTCCGCGGCCTTGCTCACGGGCATCGGCTTCTCGTGTGTAACTGTCGGCTCGCTGCACAGCGGCGGGTCGTTTACGGTGAACTTTCCGGCTTTGACCGCAGTCACATTCAGCGCGGCGATCGCGCGGATGATGTTCGGGGGCGGGGTGCAGCAGTGGTACTACACGCAGGCCGTCAAGCCGGCGGCGAAACCGTGAAGCCGTTCTCGCAGACCTGCCGCGATCTGGCGCTCGTCGCCGTCGCGGCTTTTGGGTGCTGGTCGCTGTGGACGCTCACGGGCAGCGCGCGGGACGTGCTGGGGTCGGTCAATCGGCTCGCCTGGTACGCTTCGGTTGCCATGGAGCGCGCGGAGCCGGATTTGCTGGCGACGGCCGCGGAGATCAGAGCGTTAGTCGAGGGGTCGGTGCCGATTCAGCGAGACGCGGCGGGGATAGCGGCGGATGCGCGGGTCGTCGCGGACCGCCTGGCGGCGCCTCCGGACGCCAAGACGAGAAAGCTGAGCCCGGCGGACCGGTTCATCCGGCTGGTGTTTTAAGGGGGACTTTTCATGAGCTTCAGGAGCAGCCTCGCGGAAATCCGCGCGAATCGAAAGGCGAGGGCCGTTGCCGCCATTGGGGTGGGCGCTGCCTTTCTGGCGGTGTTCGCGCCCGAAGTGCTGACCGCTATCATTCGCAAGGTGATGTTCATCGGCCTGCTGGGAGTGACGTATAAGCTCGCCGACCGGTACATTCTGGCCGGCTTCGAGACGGTGGAGGTGCTGAAAACCAATGCGGTCGCGATTGCTCTTTTGCTTGGTCTGTTGGCTATCGCTGCTGCCCTCGCTTAGCGCGCAGCCGAAGCTAAGTCTCTACTTCCAGCGGTGGGCGGCGTATTACGCGCCCTGGGAAGATTGGCACTGGTTTTGGGTGCAGGGGTGGGTGGAGAGCGGGCGGCGTCCGGATGCGGTGTCGCCATGCGGCGCGATCGGGGTGATGCAACTCATGCCGGCGACGGCGCGCGCCCTGAAGGTGGATCCACGCGACGCCGAGCAGAACATCCAGGGCGGCATCCACTACGACGCCATGCTGTGGGCGTCCTGGGCGGACGTGCCGGATCCGGCCCAGCGGCGCATGTTCATGCTGGCCAGCTACAACGCCGGCGAAGGGAACATCCGAAAGGCGCAACGGCTGGCCGGCGGCGCGAGGACCTGGTTCGAGGTGGCTCCCTGGCTGGCGCGCGTCACGGGCCGGTTTGCGGCCGAGACACTGCACTATGTGGCGAAAATTCATCATTTGATGGGGATCGAGTAAGGAGTATGAACGCAAGCTGGCTTCCAGGCATTGCCACCGCCATCGGAGTTTTGATCAACCTCGTGTGGACCGCGGTGAACATGCAGATGCGCACCGACCTGTCGCGGCAGATCTCGGAGCTGAAGGAGTGGATGGGTAAGGAGTACGTGGCGGACAAGATCTGCACGTTGCGGATGGCCAATTTGGATGGAACTCCCTAGCACGGTAGCGAAGGCACGGGCTTTTCTGGCGGCATACCGGAAGACGTGCAACATCACGGAATCGGCCAGAGCGGCCGGGGTGGGCTCGCGGCAGCATTACCGGTGGCTGGAGAAATACCCGAAGTACAAAGCGGCGTTCGAGTGCGCCCAGGTGATCGCGGCAGACTACCTGGAGAGCGTGGCGATCGAGCGGGCGTCGATTGGGTGGGAGGAGCCGGTCTTCTACCAGGGCGCGGAATGCGGGCGTGTGCGGCGGTTCGATGGCGGCCTGATGCAGTTCCTGCTGCGCGGCGCGAAGCCCGAGAAGTACAAGCAATCCACGGAATTGACGGGAGCTGGGGGCGGACCGATCCAGGCGAAGCTCGAGGTGGTATTTGTGAGCGGGCCGAAAGCTGAGGCGCCGGCGGAGAAGGCGTGAGGGTCGAGTTCCCCGGGAAGGTCCAGTTCCTATTCGAGCCGCACGATTACAAGGGGCTGTACGGCGGCCGCGACGGCATCAAGAGCTGGTCGATGGCGCGCGCGCTGCTGATCATGGGCGCGGAGCATCGGCTGCGGTGGCTGTGCGCGAGAGAGACACAGCAATCGATCTCGGAATCGGTCCACTTTCTGTTGAAGAGCCAGATCGCGGCGCTGGGGCTGGACGACTTTTACCGCGTGGAGAAACAGCGGATCGTCGGGACGGTGGAGCATACGACCGGCATGTACGGCCGGCCGATCGATAAGCCGGGCAGTTCCGAGTTCGTTTTCGCGGGTCTAGCACATAACGTCGACCAGATTAAGAGCTTCGAGCAACTCGATGGGGCGTGGGTCGAGGAAGCGGCCAACGTCAGCAGGAATTCGTGGGAAGTGGTGTTGCCGACCGTACGCAAGGAGGGCAGCGAGATTTGGTTCAGCTTTAACCCGCAGCTACCGTCCGACGAGACGTACCAGCGCTGGGTGGTGCATCCTCCGCCTGGCGCTGTGGTGGTGCGGACCAGCTACCTGGACAACGCGTGGTTGTCAGGGACCTCGCGGCGCAAGATCGAGGCGTTGAAGGAGGCGGACCCCGAGACCTTCGAGCACATTTACGGTGGGGCGACGCGGAACGTGCTGGCGGGCGCGATCTACGCGGCGGAGATGATGGCGGCGGAGAAGGGCGGCCGGATCACCCGGGTGCCGTACGATCCGTCGAAGCCGGTTCACACGTTCTGGGATCTGGGGTGGGCGGACAAGGTGTCGATCTGGTTTGCGCAGGCCTTTCCGTTCGAGTACCGCATCATCGACTTTTTGGATGGCGACCATCGGAAGTTCGCGGACTACCTGGTGGACCTGCAGGCCAAGGGCTACGTCTATGGCACGGATTATCTGCCGCACGATGCGCGGGCGGGGAGCCTGGGCACGGGCAAGTCGATCGAGGAGCTGGCGCGCGCGGCCGGCCGGAAGGTCTCGATCGTGCCGAAGCTGTCGGTTGCGGATGGAATCAACGCGGCGCGGACGGTGTTTCCGCTGTGCTGGTTCGATGCGGAGAAATGCGCGCAGGGGCTGCAGTATCTCAGGCGGTATCGCTATGGCGAGATTCAGACGCTGGGAGTTCCGACGCGGGAACCGCTGCACGATGAGTCGAGCCACGCGGCGGACGCCTTCCGGTATCTGGCGCTGGGGATGAAGCCGCCGAAGAAAGATCCGCCGAAGAAACCGGCGATGGTGTGGGCGGCGACGGCCTGGTCATAGAGGGAAACGATGGCGACGAATCGCGAAGGTTTCATGTTCGACTTCCGCAAGGGCGGCCAGCTGCAGCGGGAGAGCAAGAAGGCCGCGCAGGCTGCAGCCAAGAAGGCGGCCGCTAAACCGCCGGCGAACGATCTGACGGCGGGAAAGCGGAGGGATTTGGCGGCGTCGACGTTCGGCCTGCCGGCGGAGAAGAAGAAGGTCGACCGAAAGGCGAAGCGGATTCTTCACGACGACGAGGGCGATCACGAATACCGGTAAGGAAAATCATGGCAAACGCTTATAACTTCCGCGAGGCGCGGCCGGTGGATCCGAAGCCCAAAGGCATGGGGCCGAAAATCCTGCGGCACTTGAAGGTGGAGAAGGGGACGGCCGGCGGCCACGTGGTGACTCATGAGTTTGAGTACAACCCGGGGCCGGGCGCGAACCATCCCGATGAAACGTACCCGTTCGGAGCGGGTGACGGCGCGGCAGCGTTGGCGCACATCGCCAAGCACGCGGGGATCAAGGTCGCGGCGGCGCCTCCGGCGGCGCCCGGCAACGCACTGGAGTAGAAAACCATGAACGTAAAACGGGTCATAGCCGCGATCGACAGCGTGACCGACACGCTGAATAATTGCGGCTTCGAGGACCAGGAGCACCGCATCGCGCAGCTGAACGATGAGGAAAAGCTGGCCGCTCTCGAGGCGGCCTGGGTCATATTGGCCACACGGGCGTCTCGCTGAGCTATGGGCACGGCCACGGCAAACCTGGGAACGCTCCGAGTGACATGCGTGAAGTGTACGCGGTGGGCGCTGATTCCGGCGGAAGACGCGACGGCGGCGCGGCGGCAAGCGAAACAGTTGGGGTGGGTGTGGGACAGAACGGGAAAGCAGATCTGTCCGAAATGTCCGGCGGTGCGCAAATGAGCCTGACGCGGATCGCGGTGTTGTCGGTGGCGGCAGCGCTGGTGCTGGTGGCCTGGCTGGCCCGCGCGCAGGGGCCGGGCGCCATCGTGCAATACACGGGCTGGGGTGAGCGGCTGGACGTATTCCAGACGGCGAGCCAGACCTTCACTTTGTCGGGAGTGCCGGCGCCGGCGCCGACGCCGCGGGTGATGGTGTTTTTCAACGGGATGCTGATGCTGCAGGGGACGGACTACACGTTGAGCGGGGCAGCTCTGACCTTTACGGGCGCGAATGTGGCGGCCGATCCGAATCCGGTGGTGCAGGTCGCGTATCGGGTGGCGCAGTGAGTGTGGTGGGAATTCGACACCGACACGTTCTAAGGGAACTGACGGAATGGTGGGGGCGTGAGCAATATCGGACGGAAGAACGAAGCGCTGCTGAAGGAGATCCGCGACGATTTCGACTATTTCGTCCAGGCCTGGAAGGAGATCCGCGAAGAGGGCGATCGCGACATGCAATGCGTGTCGGGCAATCCCTGGGATCCGAAAGAGAAGAAGCTGCGCGAGGCCAATCACCGGCCCATGGTGGTCTTCGACGAGCTGAACCAGTACACCAACCAGGTGATCAACGACGTTCGCCAGAATAAGCGATCGGTGAAGGTGGACCCGACCGGGGCGGGGGCGACGGACAAGACGGCGGAGTTCCGCGGGAACCTCATCCGGCAGATCGAATACGGCAGCAAGGCGCAGGCGGTATATGCCACGGTGGCGGAGAACGCCTTCCAGCGTTCCTACGGCTACGCCCGGGTGAGCAAGCGGTACGTCGCGCCGGACAGCTTCGACCAGGAATTGGTGATCTCGCCGATCAACAATCCCAATTCGGTGTGGGACGATCCCGACGCGAAACAGCGCGGCCGGCTGGACCGCAAGAAGCTGTTCATCGTCGACACGATGCGGATCCCGGACTTCAAGAAGCGGTTCCCGAAGGCCGAGGTCACGAGCTTTTCGAGTGAGCAGATCGCCGAGCTGCCGCTGTGGATCAAGGACAACTTCGTGCAGGTGGCCGAGGCCTGGCGGGTGGAAGAAGAGTCCGGAACGCTGCTCAGCCTGGACATCGTCGGCGGCTTGACGGTGTGGGAAGACGAGCTGGGGGACGCCGAGATCGCCGACGGGACGGTAACGCTGGCGAAGGCCTGCGACCTGGGCGACGGCGTTTCGGTTCCCAAAGGCACCCACAAAATTCTGAACCAGGTGGAGAAACCCGACCGGCACCGGCGGGTGGTGCAGTACATCACCAACGGCGTGGAGATCCTGGAGGAGAAACCGCAGGACGGGCAATACATTCCAGTTGCGGCCTGCTACGGCAAAGAGAAGTACGTCGACGAGGGCGCCGGCTCGAAGCTGATCATCGAATCACAAGTGCGCCTGGCGCGCGATCCATTCCAGGCTTACTGCTATGCGCAGACCACGGGGATGGAACTTTTGGGCATGATGCCCAAGGCGCTGTGGAGCTGCTACGAGGGGCAGTTCGAAGGGCACGAAGACGAAGTGGCAGCGGCCGGCCACGTGCCGATTCCGTTTATCCAGTTCAAGGCGAAGACGGAAGCCACGGGCGAAGAGATTCTCCCGCCGCCGCAGTGGAACCACTGGGACGTGCCGCTGCAGTCGGTGCAGATCGCGGCGGAGAGCTACCGTCGGGCGATCCAATCATCGATGGGGATGTATAACACGTCGGTGGGAAAACACGATACGGCGGCGCAGTCGGGGATTGCGGTGCGGGCTCTGGACGACCAGTCTTCACAGGGGTCGTTCCACTTCATCGACAACTTTGACGGCTTCCTGGAAGACATGGGGCGGATCCTGGACGACCAGATCGACTGGACCTACGATACGCCGCGGTGGGTGGGGACGCGCAACGGATCGGGCGAGCACAAGCTGGTCCGCGTCAACGAGGCCTTCACGGATCCGGAGACGGGCGAGCAGTATCACTACCGCATCGGCGAGGGCACGCACGGCGTGTCGATTACGACGGGGCCGAGCTCGTCGTCCCAGAGAGACGCGGCGTCCGAGTTCGCCGATTCGCTGGCGCAAAACCAGATGGTCTTCCCGCGGATCGCGGACTTGGTCGTTAAGCTGAAGAACCTGGGACCGATCGGGGATGAGATCGCGAAGCGGTTGACGCCGGCGGACATCGCGGCGCAGCAGGGCGGTCCGCCGCTGCCTCCGCAGGCGCAGGCGATGATGAGCCAGCAAAAGCAGCAGCTCATGCAGCAGGCGGCGCTGATCGCGGACCTGCAAAAGCAGTTGGATGCGAAGCTGCCGGAGATCCAGTCGAAACAGGCGATCGCGACGATGCAGGAGGAAACGAAGCGGCAGGAGATTCAGGCGCAGGTCCGGATTGCGGAGCTGCAGGCGGGGCTGAAGGCCTCGATCGCGAAGTTAGAGCAGCAGGTGGGCGCCATTCAGCATTCGATCGATATGCAGAATGCGCAGGCGGATCGGGATCACGAGGCTACGCTGGCGCAGAACGCACAGGACGCGGCGGCGGCGCAGGCGGCGGCTAATCCGCCAGGTTCAGGAATAGCGCCTGGCGCGCAGCAGCCGGCGCAGCCTGGCCAGTAGTCCGGAGGGAGTTGGGTCGGGGTCGATACCTTGGCTGCCGGTCCAGTGCGGACCCCCGTGGGGGCCGTCGTGGCCGACCGGCAAGCCGCACAGCACGGGGCCGTTGGCAGAGAGATCAAAGAGAATTCGGGCGCAGAACGGCGGGCGGCTACAGCGGGGATCCGGTCTCATGCGCCGACTCATGCCTGGCTTGGGAACCGTGCGGCGAGAGGGCGGCGGCGGGTCGCCGGCGTGGCGCTCGTTGTAGATCCGGAGCGCTATCGGGGCAAGGGCCGGATCCGGGCCGAACATCACGGCGATCAGTTCATCGTCGTCCATCGCCCCCAAGTTTAGCAGTACACCTCGCCTATCGCGGAAGGCGTAAAAGCCGCGGTTGTAAGGGAGAAAAACGCATGGCAGACGAGACAGTGGTGGCGCCGTCACCCACCGAGGAAACGACCTTTTCGCCAAATGGTCTGAGCGGGCAGGAACGCAAGGACTGGCTGTTGAAGGGCACGCCCATGCCGAAAGACACTGCGGAACCGGCGCCCGCAAAGAAACCGTCCGAGCCTGCAAAGGCTGAACCAATCGCACCGGCGGCGGACACCGGAAGTTTAGAGGAGCCGAAAGGCAGAGCAGGACAGCGGATACAGGAACTGCTGGGCGAGCGCGCGGAGCTGCGCGCCCGGCTGGCCGCGCTGGAAAAGAAACCGGTCGGGAAACCCGCGGAATCGGCCCCCGCGAAACCAGCAGCGGCGGCCGCGGCGGCGCCGGCGAGCGCCTCGGGCGAACCTCAGCCCCCCGATCCGACAAAGTGGACGGGGACCTGGGAAGAACTCGAGGCAGCGAAGATCGCGTACTTGCGGGATCTGACGAAGTGGGAACTCGGGAAAGCCGACCGCGAGAAAGCCGCGGCCACGCAACAGACCGAGGTCTCAGAGCTTCAGAGGGCCTACAAGGTGCGCGCCGATGGGTTCCTGGCGGCGGATCCGGAGTATGCGGACGCGCAGGAAATCATCGGCAAGTTCGTCACCGCGAAAGGCGTGAGTGAGCTCATCCTGGAATCCGAGGTCGGACCGGAGATTGTGATGCACCTCTACAAGCTGCCGAACGAAGAGCAGCAGAGGGTGGCGAAGCTGTCTCCCCTGGCCCTGGCGCGGGAGATCACGCGCATCGAAGCGAAGCTCTCCAAGGGCGGCGGGGAACCGCCTGCCGCAGCAATACCGACGACTCCTATCACGAGAAAAACGAGCGCGGCGAAGGCGCCGGCCACGGAACTGAGCGGGGCGAAAGCCGCTTCGAACGTGGACGAAGCCGAGCAAGCGCTCGCAAACGGCGACATAGGCACGTACATCCGTGTCATGAACGCCCGCGCGATCAAGAAGAACTAGTTTCTTGACGCCGCGCAAGGACAAGAGACGTGGCAGCGAACCAATTTCAGGTAGTCGACTGGTTATCGGCCGAAGCCCTCCGGGGCCTGGTGAACAACCTGGCGATCGCCTCGCATTTCAACACGGATTACAACAAGGAATACACCAAGTCGTTCGCCGTCGGCGAGACGGTTCGGGTGCCTCTTCCTCAACAGTTTGTGGTCACCACCGGCCTGGGCTACAAGCCGCAGGGACTCAATCGGATCTTCACCACGGTGACGGTCGACCAAATTTTCGGCATCCACTTCGAATACGACTCGATCGAAGAGGCGTTGAAGTTGGAGCGCGGCCGGGAAGCGTTCAAGAAGAATTACCTGGACAAGGCTATGGCTCAGCTCGCCCAGGAAATCGACAGCCGGTGCGCCGCCTGGGCACTGGCGAATACCAACAACATCGTGGGAGCGCTCGGAACCACTCCGACCAGCTTCGACATTTATGGCCAGGCGCGCGCGCGGCTGATCGAGAATGCCTGCCCTCCGGGCGATAAGGGGATGATCATCTCGCCGCAGATGATGCGCACGATCGTCTCGAACAACCTGACCAACTTCAATCCGCAGAACGAAGTGGCCAAGGCGTTCCGGGAAGGGTATTACGGAACCGCGGAGGGCTTCGAGTGGGATGAGAGCATGTCGCTCTACGCCCAGACGGCGGGCACGTGGCAAAACGCGGTGACGGTAAATACCGCGCCGGCGACGGGCGCCAGCTCCATGGTGGTGAACTGCACCTCGGGCGATACCTTCGTCGCGAACGATGTTTTCGCCGTCGCGGGGGTGAACAACGCCAACCCGAAGACACGGCGCTCCACCGGGACGTTAAAGCAGTTCAGCCTCACGCAGAACATAACGGCCACGGGGTCGACGGCCACGATCTACTTCCAGGCCGGCACGCAGGGGATCCAGGGGCCTGGCTCGCAATACCAGAACGTAGACGCGCTGCCGGTCGCCAACGCGGCACTGACCCTGTATCCGGGCACGACCAGCCCCAACGGCAAGTCCGGTATCAACGGCCTGGCCATTCACCGCGACGCGTACGCCCTAGTGGGCGTGGACCTGGAAATCCCCAAGGCTTGCGAAATGTCGAGCCGGGCGCGCGATCCGCAGACCGGTATTTCGGTGGCCTTCTTCCGCATGATGGACCCCGAAACCCGCAAGATGGTGAACCGCTTCGACGTGCTGATCGGATTGGGCAACCTGTATCCGGACAACTGCGCGGTGCGGATTCTCAGCCTGCAGTAGGCGGCGGAAACACTCAGGAGACAAACGAACCATGAAACACCTTTTGAAGACTCTCGGCCTGGCGATGCTCGCGCTGACGTGCGTGTGTGCGCAGGGGCCGGCCAATCCCACTTCCACCACCCTGGCGGCTTCGCTGCTGGGCACGGTGGCCTCTGCGACGCCGGGGAACTCGACCGACGTCGTCACTTTGACCTCTTGCTCGGGATTGATTCAGAACTCGGTGGGGCAGTACCTCACCGAACTCTACGTCGATTTCGAAGCGATGGACCTGGCGCAGGTGATCAACCTCACCGCGTGCCAACTGCGCGTGGTGCGCGGCGCCTATGGGACCACGGCGATGGCGCACAACAACGGAGCTATTGTCTGGGTCGGCTCTCCCAATTCGTTCGGCGGCTCGGCGGCCGGCGGGGCGAATCTCTCCGGCGATAAACTGGGCGGCTGCCTGGTGGGCAACGAGCCGGTTCTCCCGTGGATCAACGTGAACGACGGCAAGATTTTCAATTGCTTCACGCCGGGCTCGACGCTTTCCACCAACTGGGTGCAGACGGGTTTCGGGACGATGGGGACGCCTCCCTCGCAGAGGATCGATAACTTCTGCACGGGGACCAGCGGCTCGGCCGAGACCGAATATCTCAACGGCGCGGCCTGCTCCGGAGCAACCACTCTGACGGCAACCCGGGTGATGGTTTCGCCGGGCACGCTCTACAACCTACAGGTGTATTCTTCGGCCGCCGTAACGGGCGGCACCTCGAAGGACGTGCTCACGGTGTATAAGAACGGGTCGGCGACGGCGCTGACTTGCACCGTGGCGGCCTCGGGCACTACCTGCAGCGATACCACGCATTCGGTGGCGACTTTGGCCGGCGACGTGATCGCTTTCAAGTGGGTCTCGGCGACGTCGGACACCGCGGCCAACGTCTCGGCGTCGGTCGAGAAGCAATAGGGGAGTCGCAAGTTCACAGTCGACAGTTGACAGCAAACGGCGGGGCGTCCTCGGGCGCCCCGTGAAAAGGATTTTGCAATGGCAGGCGAGACAGAAGTTTTGAAGTTCCCGCGCATGATTTATCACCGGACCAAGGGGGAGCGGGTGGTCGAGGACCTGGACGAGCATGAGCTCCACTTGGGCAACGGGTGGCAGGAGAAGCCGATCGAGGCTGGGCCGGAAGTAGGACCGAAATCGCTGGCCGAACGTGTCGAGGCTCTCGAAGCGCGGGTGAGCGCGATCGAAGCGGTCAAGAAAAAGAAATAGAGCCATGACGCTACAACAGGGGATTGTCGATCCGGCGTTCAAGCTGTTGGGGCTGATCGCCGCGGGCCGCTCGATGGCGACCTGGGAATATTCCGACGCGCTGGACGCGGTCAATGCGCTGCTGGATTCGACGAGCGTGCGGGGCCTGGTCTACCAGATCGTGGATGAGACGTTCACGTTGACGAGCCCGTCGTCCTATACGATAGGCCCCTCCGGAACGTTCAACACGGTGCGGCCGACACGGATTCGCGCGGCGACGGTGCTGGCCACCAATAACGCGTCGCGGCCGGTGAAGATCGTGTCGGCGGAGGAATTCGCGCAGGTGTTCGACCGCTCGGCGACGGGATTGTTTGCGCAAGTGGCAATGTGCGATTACGCGTCACCGCTGGCGACGATCCGGCTAAATCCGGCGCCGGTGAGCGGGTCGCTCGAGCTGTGGTCGATCAAGCCGCTGGCGAACTTCGCGACGATGGGCGACACGGTGAGTTTGACGCCCGGGTACCTGGAGCTTCTGAAAACGAATTTGGCGGTGAACCTGGCCCCGGCATTCGGGGACGCGAAGCTGACCCAGGAAACCGTGGCGCTGGCGCAATCGACCATGGCGGCGCTGGCGGATCTGGCCAAGGAAACGCTGGGCGATCCGGATCACACACCTCAGCCGCCGCAGCCCGTGCAGGCAACGCAACCCCGAGGAGCATAGAGCATGACGCTACAAGAAGGCATCGTCGATCCGGCATTCAAGCTGATGGGCATTCTGCGGGCCGGCCGCTCGATGGCGACAGGCGAGTACTCCGACGCCCTGGACGCCATCAACGCGCTGCTGGATGCGGCGAGCGCCGAAGAGGACATGGTCTACCAGATCACCCATGAGACCTTCACGCTCACGGGCCCGGCGACTTACACCATGGGGCCGGCCGGCACGTTTGCGACGGTGCGGCCGACGCGGATTCGCGCGGCTACCGTGATCGCGGCGAACAGCGCGAGCCAGGGGGTGGCGGTTGTGCCGGCGGAGAAGTACACGCAGGTGGTGGTGGACCGGACGGCCGCGGGCGTGTTTGCGGAATTTCTCACGTGCGACTATGCGTCGCCGGCGTGCAATCTGTACCTAAATCCGGCGCCGGTGAGCGGGTCGCTCGAGCTGTGGTCGATCAAGCCGCTGGCGAACTTCGCGACGATGGGCGACACGGTGAGTTTGACGCCCGGGTACCTGGAGTTTCTGAAAACGAATTTGGCGGTGGTTCTGGCGCCGGCCTTTGCGGGCGCGAAGCTGACCCAGGAAACCGTGGCGCTGGCGCAATCGACCAGGGCTGGCCTGGCGAAGCTGTACCGGCAGACCCTGGGCGATCCGTTCGAACCGCCTTACGCGCCGCCGGTGCCTCAGCAGTACATGCCGATGCAACCGCAGCGGGGAGCGTAACCCATGTCCCTGGTTTCGGATATTCTCGACGACGCGCTGATGTACATCGGCGCCTATGGACCGGGCGAGACGGTTTCCAGCGACGATCAGACTTTTGCGTTGCGCATCTGCAACCGGGCGCTGGACGGATGGAGCGCGAGAAAACTCTCGCCCATCGGCGTCAAGCACGCCAACTACACGCTGAGCGGCGCCGCGTCGTACACCTATGGCCCGGCGATGACGTGGAACGCAACGACCAGGCCGATCAAGGTGAAGGCGGCGTCGACGATCGCGGCCGATGGAGTGGAGACACCGGCCGTGATCGTTACGGCCGAAGAGTGGGTGCAGATCCGGGACAAGACGCGGACGGGGCTGTTCGTGCGGGAACTGCTGTACGACGGCGGCTATCCCACGGGGAACATCTACGTGACGCCGATGCCGGCGGCCGGTAGTTGCTCCCTTTGGACGTACGAGGCCATCACCGATTTTGTGAATCTGACGGATACGGTGAGCTTGCCGCCGGGGTTTGAGAGGGCTCTCGTGATCGCGCTCGGGCTGGAGCTGTGCATCCCGTTCCAGCGGCCGATTCCGGACGGTCTGCCGCAGTTGGCGGTGCAGGCCATGGAGGATATCGCGACGCTGACCGCCGAGATCCTGGGGACGCCGGCGCCGCAGCCCGCGCAACCGACGCAACAGGGGCCGAAACAGTGACGCCGGCGGACATGCTCAACCAGGCGGCCAAGGCCATTGGCAAGCTGCGCTCCGGAGGCGGGTTGTGTCCGAGCGAGTTGACGGACGGGCTGATCGTGCTGAACAACCTGGTGGACTTCTTCACCACGCGGAAGGCCTTCGTCTATACGACGCGGATGGACGAGTACACCTTCAGCGACAAGGCGCCCCCGGACGGAAACAATCCGGCGGTGTACCAGCTCGGGCCCGGGTCCACCGACTGGCCGGGCTCGGTGCGGCCGACACGCATCGAGCGCGCCAACATCATCCTGAACGATACGACGCCCGGGGTGTTTGTGCCGCTCGACATTCTGGACGTTGACGAGTGGGCGGCGATCCGGCTGGAGCAACTGCCGGTGACACTGCCGACGCGGATGTACTGCGACTATGCGAACCCCAACGCGAACCTCTATTTCTGGGGGCAGCCGACGGCGCCGTACATCCTGCAGTTGTTCACGTGGCAGCAGATCGCGGCATTCGGCTCGCTGGCCACACCGATCGTCGTGCCGCCGGGCTATTACTCGGCCTTCCTGTATACGCTGGCGGAGCTGGTGGGGCCGCAGTGGAACGCGCCCGTGCCGGCGATTGTGACGCGGATGGCGAGGGATGCGCGGGCCGGGGTCGCGGGGTTGAACTCGCGCGCGTTGAGGCTGGAGACGCGCGATACGGGGATGCCGGGCAGCGGGGGGCATGGGGCGTGCTTCAGCTACCGGTCGCGGGGTTACTAGCGCAGAGTGTAGACCATGCGATTCGACGCTTTCACCCAGGGGTTCTATTCGTTTCCGTCGCTCAACGCAGCCTCGCAGCTGTGCGTGAACTATTACCCCGACCTGGTGGAGGGCGCCATGCCGAAAGGCTCCAACCCGGGTGGGACGGAGAAGGCGCGGATGGTGCTCACGCCGACTCCAGGCACCACTCTGTACGGGACGGCGCCACTGTCGCCCTGCCGCGGGCTGTGGGCCGGGGATAACCGGTTGTTTGCGGCGGAAGGGTCGCGTCTGTACGAAGTGCTGGGGCCGGCGTCCTTCACGGATCACGGCTCGATCGGCAACGACAGTAACCCGGTGCAGATGATTCCGAACGGGAATCAGCTCTTTGTGGTCTCGGCGGGAAACGCGTATGTGGACACGGGAAGCGGGGTGCAGCAGTGCCAGTTTTCCCAGCAGCTATACGACCTGGTGATCGACCTGGCCACCGGGAGACTGACGGGAGATACGGGCGGCATCTTCGACTCGACCGACGTCGGCAAAACGGTGGAGATCACGGGGGGCACGGGGTTCACAATCCAGAACAACGTGATCACCGCGGTGGACAGCAACGGGATGGCCACCGGAACCACGTCGTGGGGCACGGCGGGTTCGACGGAAGGAACCGGCATCGAGTGGCTGGGCGAGTACGTGGAGGCGATTCAAGGGGCGTTTCTGGATGGGACGTTCTTCGCGGTGCAGCCGACGTCGAAGACGGTCTACTACTCGGCCATCAACGATGGGACGAGCTGGGACCCGCTGAACTTCTTTTCGAAGGAAGCATATCCCGACGACGTGGCGGCGATCATCGCCGACCACGAACAGTTGTACCTGCAAGGAAACCTGGAATCGACGGAAGTCTGGGCCGACACGGGGAGCGGGACCAACCCGTTTCAGCGGAACCCCTCGTACATCATGCATTACGGAACCGGCGCGCCGTGGTCGCTGGTGAGGCTGTCGACGGGGGTAGCGTGGATCGGCGGCGACGTGCGGCGCGGGGAGCGGGTGGCGTTCCTGGCGGTGGGATACGTGCCGGCGCGCGTCTCCACGGCGGCGATCGAGAAGGCGTGGGCGGCGTACGCGACGATTGAGGACGCGGTAGCGTATGGACTGATCCAGGACGGCCACGAATTCTGGGTGATTTCCTTCCCGACCGGCAACGCCACGTGGGTCTATGACGTAACGCTCGGCGAATGGCACCAGCGCGGACTGTGGGCGGGCGTGTCGACGACGATCGCGGCGAACGTGGCCACGGGGTCGCAGGTGGTGACGCCGGCGTCGATGACGGGAATTTCGCTGGGAGTGGCGCTGACGATCTCGAACGCAAACGGCTCAAACAGCCAGACGGTGGTGCCCACAGCGGTGGGCGGCAGCACCTTCACGGCGACGTTCACGCTGCCGTTGACGGGGCCCGGGATCACGGTATTCGCGGCGGTGTGGAACCGGCAGTCGGGAGCGTTCCACGCATGCACGGGGATCGGCACGATCGACGAAGTGCATTACGTGGGGGACTGGCAGAGCGGCAACATCTACGTGATGCAGTCCACGGCGCTGACCGATCATGGTACGCCGATTCACCGGCGCCGGCGGGCTCCCCATCTGTCGAACGCAAACAAGAAGCGGTTCTACGGGCTGTTTGAGCTGGACTGCGATGCCACGGGCGCCGACGTGGATAACACGCCTCCGCGGGTGCGGTGGCTGCGGTGCGGGGCGAGCCGCGATCGCATTTACCAGACGGACGACGACGGCAACGGGAACCTGACGCTGAGTTACTCCGACGACCGGTGCTTGAGCTTCACGAAGCGGAGCTCGATCGGCGCGGCGAGCTCGGCGGCGGCGATCGGCATCACGGCGGCATATGTGGAGTGGACGGAAGGGACGGGATAGGTGGGCAGCAATAGCGTACTGCCGACTAATTCGCCTTTCTTCCAGGCGGGAAGCGCGCAACCTTTGAGCGCGCCGTGGATCGGGTTCTTCAACGATCTGCTGAACGCGAGCGGCGCGAGCACGCCCGCGGCGGAGACTTACTCGCTGTCGGTGAAGGGGACACTGGCGATCGCCAGCGACCAGGCGCCGAAGACCTACGTCGTCGACGATGTGACCCCGTCGACATTGCGGGTGGACGTGAAGCTGGCTCCGGTGGGCGCCAACCTGGTGGTGGCTCTGAGTTACTACACGGTGGCGGGGTCGCCGACGCTGGTGGCCACGTTCACGGTGGGGCCGGGGTTGCTGTCGAATACGCAGACCACCACGGTGGCCGTGCCGGCGGGAGCTTTCTGGGAAGTGGACATTACGTCGGTGGGGACGACGTTTCCGGGTAGCGATCTGACGGTGACCGTGCAATGAGCGGGATGAATAAGCTCGATCCGCGGTACGCCATCAGCCTGAATGGGTTCGACCGGCGCGGGGCGGTGGCCAGCATCCACAACGCCACGGCGAATGGCTTCACGGTGTCGGGCTGCTGGTCAGACCAGGCGGACTTCGCGGTGCTCTACCTGTTTAACGCGGACGACTTGTACGGGCACTTATTCACCTCGCGGTACCTGCCGGATTTCAGCCTGGCGGGGGTGACGCTGGATTTCGACGTGGCGATCACGGGGTGCATGCCGCCGACGTCGACGAAGTACCCGAGCGTGCCGTGGAACGCGTTGAGTTACATCACGTCGGCGGAAGTGCCGGGGACAGTGGCGCTGCCGGCGCCGACGTCGACGGCGGGCGCGGTGGCGGCGAGCTGCAGCTTCACGGTCGCGGGGACGCCGGCGACCTACGACCGCGTGCAACTGGTCTACCTGGGCAACGTGCTGGCCGACCTCTCGACGATTACCACGGGGCAGAGCCTGGCGACGGTGGGCGCGAACCTGGCGGCGCTGGTGAATACGCTGACGTCCTCGACCGTGCCGATCGCGGCGACGAGCTCCGGAGCGACGGTGACGGTGACTTGCACGCAGGCGGGCAGGGACGGCAACGGGATCGCGCTGCTGTCGATGTATAAGACGGCGGGAACCACGCTGCTATATCCCACGGGGAGCTCGTCGACGGCCAGCGGGCAGACGGGGAAACTGACGGGCGGCGCGGACCCGACGACGATGCACTTCCATCTGGACTTTTCGGCGCTGGGCCTGGCGAGCTGCCGGCTGATCTGGCTGACGCTGGCACCGTGGCTGACATACGACTCGGGCACGGTCCATCCGTCGCTGGTGGCGTATGCGCCGATGGAATTCTCGGTGGTGTTCACGAGCTGGACGGTGGCGGGCACGGGGACGGCGCTGAAGATCGCGGGGCCGGGGTCGGTGACGGTGGGGAGCCGGGACGCGTGGACCTCGTACAGCGGCTCGGGATGGACGCTCGAGGCGGGCGACTACTTCCAGGGATTCGCGCGGTGGACTTCCCGTTGGGGCGACTCGGTAGCGGTGGCCTATTCTTGCCAGCACACGCACAATCTGTACCTGGGGACGGCGCTTTCGAGCTCGGGAGGGGAATTCAGCATTTCGGTGGACGGGGGCGCGCCGATCCCGCTGAATACGGTGGTGGACGCGAGCACGCCGATCCCCGGCCGGCGGCTGATTGCCAGCGGAGTCGCGGCGGGAGTCCACGAGGTGGTGCTCACGGTGGCGTCGGGAGCCTGCGTGTTCGATTTTGTGCAGGCGGCGGTGCTCTCGGACCCGGTGACGCCGCCGACGACGTACGCGGCCGTGAATGCGGCTTGCGACTACGATACCGACCAGACCTACAAGATTCCGCCGGCGCGGGCGGTGTGGATCCTCTCGCAGATGGGGTTCCAGGGAGATGTCGACTTCTACGCGGGCGTGTTTTTCGCGCTGAAGCGCGCGAGGAACGGCGGGAACTTCCACCAGGCGACGATTACGCTGTCGGGGACGATCGGGGTGGGCAATTCGTTCGGAGTGGGATCGGACACCGTCTGGCTGTCGCTGGGCGGCCCAACGGGGCACGGCACGGCGATCAGCGGGGCTACCAGCATGGGCGGGAATCCGACCGGGACCAACGCCAGCCCATGGAGCACGGCGACGGTGATGGGCGCGGCGGCCTATCCTGCGGACACGCTGGAGACGCTGGCTCAGCGGATGGTGGACGCGATCAACGGGACGTTCGTGGGGATCTGCGCGGCACCGACGTCGACGGCGGGGCAGTTCACGATTACGGTGCTCAGTCCCATCAACGGGTTCAGTCTGGACGTGGCGCTCAGCGCGGGGGCGTCGATCGCGCTGGCGGTGACCGGGGATATCGGGACGGGGGCTCTGCAGGGCGGCAACGAGGGCACGTGGGAAGTGGACGCGACGCAGAGCTCGCCGCTGAATCGCGGGTTCCGCGATTATCTGGCCGACTTCGCCGGCCAAGTGCACGCGGCCGGGCAAACGATGACGGTGGCTTTCTCGCAGGAGCTGCTGGCGCCTCCGGACCTGAACACGAGCGGGAACGCGTGGGCGCAACGGTTCGCGGACGGATCGACGGTGTTGACGTCGACGGGATTCGGAAGCTGGGGCGCGGGCGTGGTCGAATCGGTGAGCGGCTCGGGTCCGCAGACCCTCAAGCAAACCGGCCACGGATACATTACCGGCAACACGGTGCACGTAGCGCAGGGGGCGAGCGGCGCCGTATGGGCTGTCACCGTGACCGACGCCAACCACTACCAGCTCACCACCCTGGTGAGCGGCACTTCGTTCACGGTGGCGGCGGGTGCGACGACGCTGATCGACCTGCAGACGTCGCAATGCACGTTCAACCCGGGGACGGTGACGGCGTACCTGGCGCTTTGCTATGTGCAGGCCGCGAACATCCTGGCGGCGGCCGGCTTGGTTCCGTGGCTGCAGTTCGGGGAAATGGGCTGGTGGTTCTTCAGCGAGCGAATGAGCGAGCAGGTGGGATACGCGAGCTGGACGTCGCCGATCAGCATCGGGACAGTTGAGCCGCACGGCTTGGCGACGGGGCAGAACGTCATCGTGGCGGGGGTTCAGGGCACGACGTCGGCGAATGGGACCTGGCCGATCGTGGTGATGGACTCGACGCACTTCACGCTGACGGGATCGAACGGCAACGGGACTTATGCGGCGGGCACGGGAACGGTGTCCGGCGGCGGGATGGCGTTCTACGACGCCTGGGCGGCCGCGGCGCATACGCTGGCGAGCTACTGGACACAGGACGACGTCCCCTCGAGCGGGGATGCGGCGTGGCTTTCGGGAGCCATCAAGACGCACATCGACGCAATCCGGACGGCGGTACTGGCGGCGCAATCGGGGGCGAAGTTCGAGCTGCTGTATCCGTGCGACGTGAACCGGGCGAGCTGCTATTGGACGGACGTTTTGCCGTACCCGCAGGGCGGCCGGCTGAACGCGGCCGCCAATTTCCCCACGGCGTACCAGGCGCAGAGCGGATCGGGACTAGACCGGCTGAAGATCGAGGCGCTGAGCTGGGGGACGACGTACCGGAACCTGACGAACGCGCAGGCGGCCATGGCATTCGCGAGGACGCCGCCGTGCTCGTGGCCGCTCTCGAAGTTGGCCTACCTGGCGCCGATCGACAACGGCGGGTGTCCGTGGCCGGCGGAATACCTAGCGGCGATCGCGGCGGGGATGCCGCTGGTGAACCTGTGGGCGGCGGACCATATGGTGCTGTTCGGCTGGCCGGCGCTGCCGGCGGGTGAAGGCTCTTTCGCGGTGGTGGAATGACATTACCTGGTGGCATCGTCGTCCGCGCCGAGGCTGGCGATCGCGGAGAGCAGCATGCGTTTCTTGAGGACGGACATGCTTTGCAGGCGAGCGATCAATCGGTCCTTCTGGCGTTTCAGGTCCTGGCGGGCGCGGAAGGTCTCCCCCAGGTAGCGGTAGTCGTGGAGGGCCACCGGCTCGGGGAAATTGAACCAGACCCACTCCGTGGCCATCCCGCCGCGCGTCATGGCTTCGAAGTGGATGGAGTTCCATCGATGCAAGACGTCGGCGTACATCTCGGACCAGTAGCCCGAGATCAGCACGCGACAGGGCAATTCACCGATGCTGGCCAGCAGCTCGGCGTGCTGGGCGTCGGAGAATTCGTGCCGGTAGAGCGGTCCGGAGGAGCGCGTCTCCATGAGGTAAGGCGGATCGCAGTAGATCAGATCGTCGGCGGCGAACGGGTAGGAGGCCAGAAACGTGAGGGCGTCGCCGCGCAGGAACCGAAAGCGCGGCGGATCCAGAATCGGCGGATCGACCGCGCGGCGCCGGCGCGGATCGGCAGGGCGGCCGAGGGTGGCCGCCAGCGGCGGGTTCGCCTCGGGTGGACCAGCGGCGGGAGCGCCGATTGCCGCGGGCATCGGCATTTGCGGCGCGGCTGCAGGAACGCCGGCGAAATCGGCGGTTCCGGCGATGCGCGATCGCCATTCGCCGATGACGGCCGCGTCGAGGTCCACGCCGATGTTGTAGGGGGCTGGCCGCTTCAGCCGCATGACGGCGCCGCCGCCGAGGAAGGCCTCGATATACGTGCGGTGCGGAGGCATGAGGTTGATCAAACGATGGTAGACGCCGGGGCCGGATTTTCCGCCTGGGTAGCCCATATCCCTCGAGCATCGGCGAATCTGCCGAGAAAGTCAAGCCGATGACCTTTCTGCGCACGAAGAACTGGGAGCTGGTTCGAGAGGTCCTCACACATCCGAAACTGTACGGGCACATGACGGACGACTTCGCGCCGGCGCGAGAGACGTTCGAGGTGAACCGGCATCCGGCGATCTGGTACGTGCTGGCGGTGGAAGGCACCCGGCTGCTGGGGATGTTCTGTTTTTTCCCGGAGAACGACATTTGCTGGGCGGCGCACGCGGCGCTGCTGCGGAGAGTTCCGCCGGCGCTGACGCGAAAGGCCGGGCGCGAGGTGGTTGCCTGGCTGTGGGAGCACACCGCCTGCAGGCGGCTGACGGCCAGCGTGCCCGAGTGCAACCGGGCGGCGGTGCGGTATGGGCTCGATGAGGAAGGAATGCACCTGCGGCCCTACGGCATCAATGAGAAGTCATTTCTGAAGGACGGCAAGCTGTGGGACCAGATCCTCATGGGTCGCAGCAGACCGGGGGGAGTAACTCAGTGCCATCGATCGTAACGAGCATCATCGGAGGGATTCAGGGGTCGTCGGCGGCGCACAATGCGGCCAACTCGCTGACCAGCGCATACAACACGGCGGGACAGACCGTGGTGAATGCAGCGAACGCGGTGAACCCGACGATTACCAGCGCGGCGGGGACCGCGGCGAATAATGTGATCGCGGCCGGGACGACGGCGGGGACGAATGCGGTGGGTACGGCCGCGACCGGCACGGCGGCGCTGAGTCCCTATACGACAGCGGGATCGACGGCGGCAAACAACCTGTCGGCGGCGCTGCAGCCGGGCGGCGCGTTGGACACACCGTTCACGGCGCAGACCATGGCGTCGATGTCGCCGGGGTACCAGTTCGAGCAGGCGCAGGGAGACGCGGGAGTGCAGCGCGCGGCCGCGGCGGCGGGGCTGACGGGCTCAGGCGGGACGATGAAGGCCCTGAGCGCCTACAACCAAAACCTGGCCAGCACGGCATACCAGAACGCATTCCAGGATTACACCACTCAGAACCAAAACCTGTTCAACAATCTCAACAGCCAGGCGCAGCAGGGGCAGACGGCGGCGACCACGGCGGCGGGGATGAACACGCAGGCGAGCGAGTATGCCGGAACGACGGGAGTCGGCACCACGGAAGTGGGAAACAACCTGAACGTGCAGGCGGCCAATACGACGGCGCAGAATACGCTCTCCGCAAACAACTACCTGGCTAACACGCAAGTCGGCGCGGGACAGGCGACGGCGCAGGGCGACATCGGCGCTGCGAATGCCTGGAACGGAATGCTGGGGTCGCTGGGGACGGCGGGGAACAACCTCGTGACGGGCGGCACGGGCATGTTCACGAATCCGTTTGCCGCGAGCTCGAGCGTCGGCAACGGTGGCATGTCGAACATCTCCACCGGATACGGCATCGATCCGTTTGCGGGGTATGTGGCCGGAATGAACAACGGTCTAGGGGGATAGCGATGGCGACGGTCACTCCAGAAACGACGGCGCCGGCGGCCGCACCGGCGAAGACGAAGTGGGATCCACATTCGGCGGCGCACGCGCGGCGCAGACGGTCGCCCAAGCATCCGCCTGCAGGGTGGAGTCCACGACGGCCGAAAGGAACCCAGTAAATGCCAGTCGATATGGCGCCGCCGACTTACTTCGGCAACTTACCGCCGATCCAATCGCCGCAGAGCGATCAGAATTTCCTGCAGATGGCGCAGCAGGCGGAAGCGCTGAACACGGCGAAACAGTTGTCCCCCTACCAGGTGGCCGGGGCCGCGGCCGGCGTGCAGGGGCAGCAGTTGCAGATCCAGCAGCAGCAACTTGAGATTCAGAGCCAGGAGGGCCTGATGAAAGCGTACCTGGCGGCGAACGGCGATCCCGATAAGGCAACGCAGATCGCTCCGCAGTACGGGGTGCTTCCGAAAGACATCATGGCGTTCCGCACCAACATGATGAACCTGGCGAAGACGAAGAGCGAGGTGGACAAGAACGTCCAGGATGTTACGGACGAATGGCACGACACGCTGCACAACGCCTATCAGCCGGTGGTGGACGAGCCCGACCCGGCCAAGCAGGCGCAGATGGTGGCGACCATCAATCAAGGGCTGCTGCAGCGGTACCCGAACAAACAGGCCAGCGACCTGGTGCAGTGGACGGACCCCAACGCATTCAAGATGGCCATGGCGGCCTATACCACCGATAAGTGGACCACGGCACAAGGCGCGCTGATGCGCGGGGCGGCGGCGGGGACGAACGCGGGAACGAACGTCACCAAAGAGAACGCGGAGCTGCCGGCGCAGCAGGCGGCCTCGGAGCTGGCGCTCCGGAGCAGCACGGCCGGCCAGCTGGGCGCGGCGACGGCGCCGGATGCGTACGATCAGATCCGCGACAGCTACATCGCCAAGGGCGGCAACCAGGCGATCTTCCCGCCGTCGCGGATGGTCTACGACCAGACGGGCGCGATGGTGCCGGCGCAGAGGATGGCGATCCAACGGGCCGGAATGACAGCGGAGCAGCGGACGCAGGCGGACCAGGCGGCCGCGGTCGCGGCGCAGAACGCGAAGCCGAAGACGGAAGCGGAGCTCGCGGCCACGGCCAACGATCCGACGAAGAGCCAGGCGGAGCGAGACCAGGCTACGGCGGCGTTGAAGACGCTGGACGCATCGAAGATCGCGGCGCGGCCAGTGGTGAACGTAAATACCACGGCGCCGGGCCTTCCCGCGAACCCCAACCAGCAGCAGCAGCAGTTGAGCGGCGAGGCATTCCTGGGTTCTCTACCGCCGGGGACGGCGGCGCAGATCCGCGCGATCGCGGAGGGGCGGGCGGTGATGCCAAGCGCAGCCACGCGCAGCCAGGCGGCGATTCAAATTCGCAACGCGGTGTTCCAGTACGACCCGACTTACTCGGATCAGCGGGCACAGGTACGCAAGGCGTTCACCACGGGCAGCGACGGGCGCAACATTGGAGCGCTCAACACGGCCGCGGTCCACCTGGATCAATTCGCGGACGCGGCGACGGCGATGCAGAACGGAAGCTTCACGCCGGGGAACGCGGTGTGGAACTCGCTGCGATCCACGTTCGGATCGACGGCGCCGACGAACTTCCAGACTTTGAAGACGGCCGTCTCGGGCGAGATGGCGTCGGCGCTGAAGGGCAACGCCACGGACCCGGAGATTGCGAACGTATCGAAGGCGATCGACGAAGCCAATTCACCGGCGCAGTTACAGGGTGTGGTGGAGACCAATCTACATGTGCTGGGGGCGAAGCTGAGCACTTACCAGCAGCGGTACCAGCAGCAGATTCCAGGCGACCAGGTGTGGAGTCCAGTGCTGCCAGCGGCGAAGGGAGTGTTTTCAAAGCATGGGTTCGATCCCACGGCGCCGGCAGGACAGGCGCCCCCAGCGAATCCAGCGGCGACGACTTACAAACAAACAGCCACCGGTCCGAACGGGCACAAGATCGGATCGAATGACGGCGGCAGAACGTGGTTTGACGCGCAGACGGGGACGAGGATCCAATGACACCCGGACTCCCGCCTGGATACAGGCTCGATCCGCCGCCGCCAACACCGACGCCAGGCGCGGGCGGAGGAGGAGTGCCGGCGGGATACAAGCTGGATCAGCCGAAGAGCGGCAACTGGCTGGACAGCGTAAGAGACTACGCGGCGGGCGCGTGGGACAACTTGATGCAAACCGGCCAGGGGATGATCAACACCGTGGCGCACCCCATCGAGACGGCGGTGGGAATCGGCAAGGCGCAGGACGCACTCCGGATCAAGGCGGAAGACGCATTCAAACGCGGCGATTACGTGGAAGGCGTCCGGCACGTGCTGGACTATGCCATTCCCGTGGTTGGTCCGGCTATCGACCAGTTGGGCGACCAGGCGCGGAGTGGACAGGTAGCGCGCTCGCTGGGGGGAGCCACGGCTTTGGGCCTGCAGCTCGCTGGGCCGACTGCGCTAGCACGGACGGTTCCAGCGCCTCCGCCTGGTGCGGCAGCGGCTCCGGAGGCAAGCGGCGGCATTGTATCGACCACGCTGAATCCCACGCAGCAGGCGGCGGTGGACTACCTGCGCGCGAACGATGTGCCGTTGAACGCGGGGACGGTGACGGGGAATAAATTCCTGAAAGGCGCGCAGGCGCTGGCGCAGAACCAACCGCTGGGGGCTGGAGTGGCCGCCACGGCGGCGCGGGCCACGGAGGCCGGACTGACTCGAGTGGCCGGCGACCTGGCCGACCAGGCGCACCCCGCGGCGGTTACGCCGGAGTCGGCAGGCGCGGCGGTGTCGGATGCCCTGGCGCAGAAAATCGCGAACCTGAAGCTGCGGGAAGACGAATCGTACGGGGTGGCCTGGAAGGGCGCGGACGATCCGCAATACGCCGAGCAAGTGCCAGTGAAGACGGTTCAGCGGCCGATCTCCGATGCGACCGGGCGGCCGACAGGGAAGACGGAATCCGTGCCGGTCATGGGCACGGTGCAGATGCCGGTGGATGTGCGCGGGATCAAGCAGCAACTCGGGCCAGTCTTCGACTCCATGCAGTGGATGCCGGCGAGCGACCAGGCATCGAGCGCGGGCTACCAGGCGGCGAAGAGAATCCTCAACGGTCCGGACTTCATCCCGGCACCGGCGGCGGAGCAGGGGCTCGGCGGCTTGAAAACGATGGCGCGCGCCGACAATGTGAACCTGCGGAACACGGCGCAGGGGATGGCGGCCGGTCTGATCCCCGATCTGCAGGAAGCGGTCAACGAGGCGGTGGCAAAGACCGGATCGGATGCGCTGGCGGGACTGCAGGACGGGCGGGCGGCGCACGCGAGCAAGATGGAGATCGCGGACCTGGCGGACCAGCTCCGGGACGAGCCGGTGCAGACGTTCAACAAACTGACGTGGCAGAACGACACCGGGATTGCTTTCGCGCGGAAGATCGCGGACCAGGCGCCGGACGTGCTGCCGCAAATCGGGCGCGCCTTCATCACCAAGCTGTTCGACCAGGCGACGGCGGAGGGCGGATTTTCGCGGGCGCAAGGGATCGCGAAGCAATGGGAAAACCTGGGACCGCAGATGAAGCAACTGATGTATCCGAATCCGGGGCTGCGGAACTCTCTCGACAATTTCTTTCTGGGCGCGAAGCTGGTGAGCGAGAATCCGAATCCGAGCGGTACGGCCGTGGTGGGCTCGCTGATCCCGGGTGGGATGCTGACGATCCACAACCCGGTGATGGGCGGCAGTTGGCTGCTGGGCGGATATGCGGCAGCGAAGCTGCTGTTTTCGCCGGCCGGGGTCAAGTTACTCACCGGCGGCCTGAAGGCGGAAGCGCCTGGCGCGGCGGCGTTACGAGCATCACAGATTTTGCGAATAGCGGGAGACGACGATGTAACCCCGGTTCCCCCTGGCGGAGGCGGTCCGCCGTCGACGCCGGGAGGGGGTGGCGCGGCAGAGCCTATTCCTGCCGCATCGCCAGGGGTATTGAACGCGAGGCCGGAAGGGCCTAACATTCCAACAGGAGCATCCGATGCAGGGAACGCAGACAACGGTTCGTATCGACCCAACCACGGAGAAGGGGCAGCGGTACATCCGGCTGATCGAACAGTCGCGGCAGTTGGCCCGAGCCCGACAGGAGGCAGCGCGACAAGCATCCCTGTCCCAGGCTCCAGCCGCGCCCCCTACCAAGCCAACTACGCGGTAAGGGAACTGGCGGACGTCCAGACGTCCCACAACGGCCTGAGCTTCGCGCCCAACGAGAAGTACGGGCTGACAAACGATCGCGACTACACGAGGCCCGAGAATCAATCGAAGATTTTCAACGGCGCGACGGCGGGCCAGTTCGACCCACGGTATCTGATCACCGACAATCCGGACGCCTCGAACGGGCCGCCGCTGATCGACAGTAGCGGCAACGTGCTTGGCGGAAACGGCCGAGGCATGACCCTGCAACGGGTCTATGCGAATAACCCCACGGGAGCGCAGGCATACCGGGATCTGCTGGTGCAGAAGGCGGCGCAGTTCGGGCAGGCCCCGGCGCGGATCCAGGCGATGAAGCAACCGGTGCTGGTGCGGGAAATCGCCGACTCGGATGTGCCCAGTACGCAGGCGAAGCAAACGGCAGTCACGAATTTCAACGTGAAGGGGACGGCGGAGCTCCGGCCGGCGGAACAGGCGATCGCGGATTCGCGGCGCGTGTCGCAAGGGACGCTGGACGACATCGCGCGGCGGCTGGACGCCAAGCCGGATTCCTCGCTGGCACAGATTCTGAACAGCGGGGATGGCGCGGACGTACTGCAAAGGATGATCGGCGACGGGGCGATCAACCCGCAAGAGGCTGCGGCGTATGTCTCGAACGGCAAGTTAACGGACGCGGGAAAGGCGCGCATTTCGAAAGCCATGCTGGGACGCTTCTTCCGCGATCCGGCGCAGATCGACCGGACGCCGGCGCCGGTGCTCGACAAGTTGCAGCGTTTGGCGGCGCCGCTGGCAAAGGTGGAGAGCCAGAAGGGATGGAGTCTGACCCCGCACGTGCACGGTGCGCTCGATTTGCTGGAAGAAGCGCGAGCACGGGGTTCGAACCTGGACGATGCGCTGAGCCAGGGCGGACTTTTCGGCGATCAGAAATATTCGACGCAGGCGATCGCGCTCGCCAAGCAATTGCAGTCGGCAGCCCCCACGGCGCTGACTCAGGCGGTTCGCGCTTATGCGCAGGACGCGCGGTTTGCAGGCGAGGGGTCGGGGTTGTTTGGCGAGCCACCGACGCCGGCGCAGGCCTTCGAGGCGGCTTTCCCCACGGTGAAAAAATAGCGAGAGGATAATTCGACATGAGAGTGAACAAGACTTTGACGATAACCGCGGGCACACCGCAGAACCTGGCGGTGGCCCTGGGGATGGTAGCGAGCGCCGCGGCGCTGGCCACCGCCAATCCGATTCTGGCGAACCGCATCGACGCGCAGATGGGGGCGGGATCGACGGGCTGGGCCTATTACATGGACCTGGCGGCGCTGGCGCCGGGAACGGTGGCCAGCACGGCGAACGCTGCGCACGTCACCCAACAGCTTCCCGTGATCACGGCGAGCATGCCCGGGCTGCCGTTCACGGATGCCTCGGCAGGCATCGGCTATGGCGGAGCGCGGGATATTACGCGCATCTGGTTCGACGTGTCGCACACGGGAGACACGGTGATTACGAGCGTGGATCTGAGGGTCTAAATGAAAGTCGCCATCTATGCGCGGGTGTCCACCGACGATCAGAACTGCGAGCTGCAGCTAGGCGCGTTGCGCGAGTACTGCAAGCGGTGGGAGTTCGAGGTGGGGAAGGAATACATCGACAGGGGAGTCAGCGGGAAGAACGCGAGCCGGCCGGCGCTCGATGCGCTACTGAAGGACGCCAAGGACCGGCGCTTCGCGGCGGTGGTGGTGTGGAAGATCGACCGGTTCGGCCGGTCGGTGAAAAACTTCGCGAACCACCTCTGCCTGCTGGATTCCTACGGCGTGGGGTTTGTGTCGATGACGGAGATGATCGACACCCGCAAGAGTAATCCGATGTCCGAGCTGCTGATGAATATCCTGATCGCATTCGCGCAGTTCGAGCGATCGATCATCCAGGAGCGCGTGAAATCGGGGATGGCGGCGGCGAAGCACAAAGGCATCCGGTGCGGGCGACCGCGGGCGGTGGTGGACCGGTCGCGGATCCGCGCCATGCACGCGGAGGGGTTTTCACTGCGGGAGATTGGGCGCAAGGTGTCGGTGAGCTATGCGACGGTGGCCAGACTGCTGGCGGAGCCTGGGGGCAAACGAAAGGCATGAGACGGACGATACTGTTCGGATTGGCAGCATGCTGCCTGGCGCTGCCCTGTGGGGCAGCTCTGACGACGGTGCAGGACACCCTCTACACGGCGACGGGCGGATACTGCTCGGGGACGCTAACGCTGTCGTGGCAGACGTTCACGGCACCGGAGGGGCATACGGTGTACGCGGGGTCGACGGAGGTGGCGATCGCGCCGGCGGTGAATGGGTTGACGGTGACGCTGGAGCCGGGACAATACACGGCGAGCTATGCGATCACACCGACGGGGTGCGTGCCGGCGTATGAGCAGTGGATTGTGCCGGTCTCCTCAGGCGCGGTGAATCTGGCCGCGGTGCGGTCGATTGTCGCGCCGACGCCCTACAGCTTGATCTCGCTCGGTTGGTTGGCGCAGGGCGGCGCGACGACAGGACAGACGATGTGCTGGCTGGGGGCGAGCTGGGGGCCGGGATTGTGCGGCGGCGGCGTGGGGTCGGTGTCGAGCGTTTTCGGCCGCATCGGGGCAGTGGTGGCCACCAGCGGCGATTACAGCTACAGCCAGATCACGGGGACGCCGAACCTGGCAGTCTACGCGCCTCTGGCCTCGCCGGCGCTTACCGGGACACCCACGGCGCCCACGGCATCGGAGGACAACGGAAGCACTCAGGTGGCGACGACGGCCTATGTCGATCGCCTGAAGGCGCGGGCGATCGGGTTCGCGTTCGACGGCGCGGGCTCGGCTCTGACCACGAGCAATCAGGCTTACTTCACGGTTCCTTTCGCGTGTGCGATTTCGGCATGGAACGCGACGGTGGATACGGGGACGGCGACGTGGACGGTCTGGAAGGTGGCCAGCGGAAGCGCGATCCCGACGAGCGGAAATTCGATTGTGGCCTCGGCGGCGCCGGCCATCTCGAGTGGAACGGCCGCGCGATCGGCAACTCTCACGGGATGGACTACGGCGGTTTCCGCCAATGACATCTTCGGGATTGGATTCTCGGCGGTGTCGTCGGCGACGAGGGCCTCGTTGGTTTTGGAGTGCGACCAATGAGGCGCGCGGCAGTCTTACTCGCGCTGCTGGCGCTGCCGGCGGCGGCCGCGATCCAGCGCCAGGCGCACGCCTACGGGACAGGTTCCTCCTTCACTCCGATCACCGCGACCTTGAGCAACTGTGCGACGAACAGAGGGTATCTGATCGTTCTGCTGGTGACGGACTATGGCCACGATGTCACAACGGACACCATTTCGAGCACGTCGATTCCAAGCGGCTGGTCCCACGGAAGCAACTCGACATCGAGCACGCAGGAAAATGTTGCAATCTGGTGGGCCTACTCGGCGTCGGTGAGCAATGCCGAGACGGTGACGGTGACAAACGGGCAGTACCCTGCATTCTTCGCGGCCTGCTATTCCGGGACGGCGAGTTCACCGCTGGACCAGCAGAGCGTAGGGCCTTCGCAGCCGGGATCGGTGACGCCGCCGCAAAACAACGAGCTGATTGTGACGGGGAGCGGGAACGAAAACACGTCGTCGGCGCCAACGGTCAACGATGGGTTTTCGATTAGCGACGCGATACCGGAGAGCTCGGGGCACTATGTGGGCGGAGGGATGGCCGACTTGGTGCAGACCGCCGCGGCGGCGATCAATCCGACGTGGACGGAAACAGGCGGGACTCCGGCGACGGCGATCATGACCTTCAAAGCAGCGGCGGCGGTTGCGAGCGGCGGGGGCTTCGTCATCGTGATGTGAGCTCGTCTCACTTGACGGAGTGGCGCAGGGCGAACCAATCGTGATTGAGGCGCTTGACCAGGGCGGCGATGTCGATTGCGTATTTCCGTTCGAAGCCCGCGCGGCCGCCCATTCCGCGGTCCAGCTCGTCGTGCTCCTCTCGCGTGAGCGGGATGCACGAGTAATCCGACGACTTCATCGACATGCCACCATCGCTCCCCGTATGCGCGGCATCGCATCCCATTTTCTCCGAGACGGCCGAAGGCAGCGAACAGATCCACGCGCGGTACTTCCAACTGCGGGCCGGCGATCGGCGAGCTCGTCGACGCGGGGCGCGCGCGTGCTCGGTTTCGCCGTGGATGGCATAGCGGAGATAGCGGACGAGGCGCTTATCGGCCATCGGGCGCCTCCCAGGGTTCGCGCGGGAGAGGAGCGGGCGCTGAGGCCGGCATGAGGTTGGGACGTTCGCCAGGGAGCCACACGCGCCACTGAGGCAGGACGCCGCGGGCCATCTGAAAGCGGCAGATCCAGAACGGCTGGCGGGGCTGTTTGCGCTTGCCTGTGGCAAAGGCGAGCGCGACCTGAACGGGGAGATTGGGCTGAAAGCGCAGAACTTCGGCCATAGAGATTCCTTTCCGGTTGTTTGCTACGATTGCGGATGTCGTTCGAATGGGCTGGTTCTTAGCATTTCCAGCCCGCGCGGGGGACGGCCGTCGACGCGGCCGTCCCTTGGACTAGCTCACCGATTTGCCGCTGGCGCGGTTTCCTGTTCCAACCTGCGAAGTTCGGTATTGAGGATGCAATCGAGCATGTCCTGGCAATAGCCGGGGTGGTCTTGCTGTTGGACTTCGACGGCCGCCACGATGGCGGCGAGTCCTTCGAGCTCTTCGGCTCGGGGATGCTTGCGGGGCTTCATTTTGAGATTCCTTTCGGTTGCGGGCTACCAGCCCCACTCGTCGGGGCGGCCGTCGACGCGGCTGTCCGGATCTACCTTTCCGCCGTGTGCGCGCAGGTATTCGGCGAAGGCCTTCTGAGCAATCTTCCATTCGCGTTTGGTCATGGGGTGCGGTTTGACTGGCACCGGGTGTTTGGCGGCGGCCGCCGCGAGGGCAAGGGCGAAGAGGAGAAGGAGGGTTTTCACGGAAGTGGCTCCTGCTATAATTATACGTGCTTACAGCACGTATAGCAAGGCGTTCTTGCGGCTTGCACGCAAAAAGCATATACTTCGGGAAAAATGGCCAGCAAAAGGATCTTCGTAACGTTGGACATCACCGATTTGCCGAGTCAGGGCGGGAAGGCCCGCGCGGCGGCGCTTTCAGCGGAGGAGCTGAGCGCGGCCGGCAGCAAGGCGGTGAATGCGCGATGGGCAAAATACTACCGCGAGCATCCGGAGAAGCTGAAGGCGAAACTGGCCAAGAAGAAAACGAGATAAGAGGCAGTCGCGTCCCACTACATCGGCGAGACAATCGCCATGGGAATCGAAAAAGCCGCGCGAATCGCGCCTGTTCTACTGTCCTTAATTCTGGCGGGCTGTAGGAGCCTGGCGCTCATTCCGGCTTCGGCGCCCCCGCCACTGCTGGCTCCGGCCGGTGCCCCCGCTGCGGTCTTCGTGGGTAAGCTGATGCTTTTTGGCGGCGCTAGCCATCAGGCCTACCTCGGATGCTTGAACTGCCCGGCCTCTGCTTCGGATTCGATCTTGAATGAATACGGTGCGCACGGGAGTCGGTATGACATGCGGAGCATCGTGAACCAGTTCAGCGACTTCGGGTCGGCCTACAGCAACTACAGCGCGTGCAATGCCCATGCCACTGATGCGCCCGTGGTGGTGGACAGCGCGGGCAGGTTCTACGGCCGACTGACGATGAACCTGTACAACTCGGAGCGATACAGTCAAGGGGCGGTGAACGCATGGCTTGCCGGCATGTGCGCCAGGTGACCTGGGTCGGCGCGATGGCGCGCGGCATAAGCGCTTATGCTATTGTGCGGTTGGAATGGTGAGAAAGCGCACGAAGGATCCACGGGCAGTAGCTCTGGGGCGTAAGGGTGGGAAGGCGAGAGTTCCGAAGGGGACGTCGATGCTGAGCTATGAGGAGCGGAAGACGCGCGGGCAGATGGGAGCCGCGGCCAGGTGGGGATGGAAGCGCGGGCAGACGCCGCGGCGCCGCAAGGAGACCACATGATGGACGAAGAGAGCGTGAGGTTGCTAGCGAGCCTGATCGAAGGCTTCGAGCGCATGGAAGCGCGGTTGGATCGGATGGAGGCGCGGCTGCTGAGGCGATACGGCGACCTCGGCCGGCGCCGGCGCAAGGGGATCAAGGCGGGAATGGCGCGGGCCAAGGCCGAGGGAAAGCGGATTGGTCGGCCCAAAGCGGAGCTGGTCGCGGGTGAGCTATCGCGGATGCGGGCGGTGGGGCTGAGTCTGAGGGCGATTGGCCGGGCTGTTACAAAAAGCCTTTTCTGGCGGCGAAATGACGCCGCGGATCTAAAGGACTTGGGTATTGCGGCTTAAGCCATCGCCAAGGTTTACTTTTTGTGGCAAGTTGCGCCCGAAACCCCTGTTATAACTGGGGGTTACGGGCGTTTTGACGTCTCCGGCAGGGTCGCGGCGGGCGGTGGAGCGCGCGCGAAAGGACAGGCGGGAGGGGGGCCGGAAACTTTTGGGAATTATATACTTGACTACAGCGCGACCATCGGCGATCCGCACTTGGGGCAAGCGTAGGGCGGCGGATTCTTTGCCTCGCACTCTCGGCAGAAATCGTGCTGGCATTCGCGCCCTTTGCTCCCTATTGTCCCTCCGCGCTGAAGGGCTTTGTCTAAGTAGTATCCCTGCGGGTCACTGGATAGCCTGCCGCATCCGTCGCAACGAACCCGATGGGCCTTTCCTCTCACGATTTTACCGATGGCACTCATCTACTGTAGTCAAGTATATAATTCCCAAACTTTTCAGGGGTGGCGCCGGGGAAGTTACTCCTGGAATCGCTCAGTGAGCACTTGTCTGTGGGACCACGTTACGAGGTCCATGATGGTCGCCTGGCTTGTATCGCAGCCGGCGTTGGTGGCTGCGTCCAGCAACTCGACGAAGGCCCGCAGGGTGGCCCGCTCAGGGCGCAGTTCGCTGACGAAGGCGGCCAGATCGAGCACCGAGCTGGTGGAGAACAGCCGGCCGGTGTGGGAGGCGTACGCCGCCATGAATTGATCCAGGGCGTCGTGCCGCTCTTGAGCGGTGGTCATTGCCGCACCCGCCGGCACAGCCACCACACGAACATCAGCAGCCCGGCGTTGAGCATCATCGACCAGACAGCGATGGCGCGCCAGCGGCGGAGGGCGCGGTAGGGGGCGTAGCCGGGCGAGCTCGTCGTGATCATGCTGTCTCCTCGCGTTGGATCACGCATGCGGGGCAGTAGTGGGCCTCTCCGTCCTGGGTCCAGCGGCTCTGGGCGGCAAGGGCGTTGAGGCCACGTGTTAGTTGGCGGCGGTCGCTGACGTGGGCCTCCAGGTCGACGTGGGTGACTTCCATGTGGACCAGGCCTTTGCCGCAGCCGTCGCACGTGAGGTCGAGGTAGAAGGAGATCATGCTTTTTCTCCAGCCTCGGCTCGCGGTCGAGCTTCGAGTTTGGCGCAGATGCCGGGTAAGATGCGCTCGGCAGTGGCGCGATCGGCCGGCTTTAGATTTCCCAGGGCGATTGCGAAATCGAGGGCGAGCACGTCAAGGGTCACTCTCCCGCGTGATCTCCGAATTGGGGAACTGCAGGTGATCGCGTTGCGAATGCGCTTGAGCTTTTTCGTCGCAAGCATGGGCTCCCCGAGCTCGAATTGTTCGCCGTCGCCGTTTATCAGCGTTGCCTTCATTTGCTGTCCCCCGTGAACCCCAAGGCTTCTCCCCGTGCTCTGACGTCACTGAGGAGCGGCCTGGCTGCGTCCTTGCGTTGCGACCTGGTCTCTTTGTGGTGGAGGCGGTCGTAGTTGAGGTGGCACCACTGGCACAGGAACATGAGATTCTCCTCGCGGTCGTCGCCGGGTGTGTGGTTGAGATGGGCGAGCGTGCAGATCACGCGGATGCGGCGACACGGGTGCCATTCGGCACCCCAGCGGCGGAAGAGGCGTTCGAGTTCGCCGCTGAGGCAGCATCGCCAGCGGGCGTCGTCGTGCTTGGTCGCGGTCCAGTACTGAACCTTCCCACCGCTGTAGACGGTGCTGTATACCCAGACGCGCCGATGGTTGGGTTTGCCGCATTGTTCGCACCGGTTCTTAGCGCGTTCGACGATGCGGGCGCGGAACGCTTCGTAGGCTTTCCCGCGGTAGAAGTGGCGGAGCTCAGGACGGATCGGCATCAGGATGCCTCGGCCCCGGAGGGGATGAACTTCACGGTGCAGTGGGAGTCCGGCATCAGCGCGCGCCTCCACGCTTTATTCCGGAATCGGAATTAGGTCGGCGGCTTTCGATGTCGGCCACCATGGCGGCGCTGAGACGGCGGTTCTTGCCGGTGTATTTGCCCATGATGGAGAGCAGCTTTTGGAGGCCGGCGATCCGGTCCCTGTGCTTCCGGTTGAGGCCTTTGACGTGGGCTCTGATTTCCGTGGCGGTGGCTTTGGCGAGTAGCGGCCGCTTCCCCTCGGGCGTGGTGATGCGCTGGGGGAGATCTAGACCTTCGAAAAGGACGATCTGGACGGGCTTGGGTCGCGACTTGCGGCGCTCGGCGTTGATGGCACGCACCAGGTAGCGAGTTATGAGCGTGCCCGTAAACCGTGCCAGCGCCTGCGATTCGGCCATCGACGGATAGTTGCCGTAGAACAGATTGCTGGCGAGGTCGGCCGCAGACTCGTTGGGATGGAGGATGCAGGCGTTCTCGACAAGCTGCAAAACAAGCTGCAAAATATCGGCTTCTAATTCCGATTCCGCAATTAGTGTGGCGTTTGAGCCACGGTCTGTAAACGCGGTCATTGGGTGCTCCCTCGTATCGAGGACAGGATCTTCTGGTGCCATTCACGGACGCGCAATGCGGCGGCGGTGATGCCGTTACCGGCCCTGGCGTCGCCGGCGTCAACGAGCTGCCTGCTGGCGGCGTCCAGATGGCCCAGGGCGTGTTTCAGGCGGACAGTGGCATTGATCGCGGCAGGCAATCGCTTCGACGTATAGCGTTTGGTTCTGAGCAT